CTGCCAGCGACGTTGTTGCCGATACTGGTCACCGTCAGGATCTGCGTATCGACGTAGACCTTCATCTGCTCCGAGGCGTTGTCCGCCCAGTTGCTCAGAAGATCCACATCCGCCTGGATCTGCATCACATCATCCAGCACGGTATTGAAATACGCGCCCTGGTTGATCTGCAGAGTGACGAGCGGGCTGGACGGACGCTGCACGTTCAGCGCTTGGTCCACCTGATACGCCTGAATGGTGATCGTCGGATGGGTCCGGATGTTGACGGTATCACCGAAATTGCGGATCTCACCCTCGTAGTCGGTGGTCGCAATCGCGCCCAATACGGTGGCGTCGTAGAATTTCTCGACGAACTTGCCCGACCAGATCGTCGGGATGAAAATACCCGAGTAGGCCGGCGTGGCGCTCGACCCTAGATAGGGCGAGCCGGAAACTGGATAACCAGACATCTTGTGCTCCTGGCGGCTTCAGCCGCTCTTGTTGTTCTGTAGCCCGTCAGCCTTATTACCGGCTGTTGATCAAGTTGGCATCGTTCCGTGTCGGCCTGATCCGACCTTCAACAAGTGCCCGATTGATCTCGGCTTCGATCCGGACGGCTTCATCGCCCTTCACTCGGCCGCGTCGCTTCGCAGAGTAGAACTGGTTTACTTCTTCTTCATCCCAGATCCGACGATCCGCGTCGCCATTCATGCCGGCTGGAGCTGGCGTGCCGCCACCGGATTGACCGGGGGCTACCAGTGTTGCAGGGTCCAGATGAGTCTGGGCGCCGGCAGCTGGAGCACGTGCGTCTTCCGCCTTGAACGCTTTGAGGATTCCAGCGACCCGATGGGCGTCGTGCTCCGCAAACGCGTTCTGCAGCCCGTCGTTACGGGTGCGTCCAGAGAATACTTCGCGGACTTGCAACCAGTCAAGCCACTCCTGACTTGCGTTGATCTCAGCCCACTCCGGCACCAGTGCTGACAGATCATCCCAGAACCGATCCACAGCATTCTTGGATACGCTCTGGACAGTGTTCTGCACAGTGCTGGCAAGCCGGGCATTCTCCTGTCGAAGTTGGGCGAGCTGCGGTCCCGCGACGTTTTCCGCTGTGCGGAGCATCATGGCAACCAGCTCCTCGCCGAACTCTTCGATCTCTTTCTCGGTGAATCCTACTGCGAGCGCGCGCTCGCGTACGGTTTTCGGAGCTGCCGGCGGAGCTGCCGGCGCAGCACGCTGTGTTGCCACCAGCGACATGAGCTGCCGGTTCTGCTCTACGAGCTGCTGCACAGTGCCGCGCAGCTCCCGCGTCTCACTGTTGTACTTGCCCTGCAACACCCGATAGCGCTGATCACCATCGTTTGCAGCGGGCTGCGCGCCGGGGGGCGGCATATTGGCGGGTACCTGCGCCGGCGCAGGTTGGCGGGCTGCGGGCTGCGGGCTGGCGGCCGGCGCCGGCTGATTACCCTGCGAAGCGGGAACCCAGCGAGAACTCGGGTTCGTCGGCGGCTGAGGCGCGGCGGCCGGCGCAGGCTGAGGCTGTGCACGCGGATCGCCGCGAGTCAGATCCACCGGTACGAACCCTTCCGGAATTTCGTCGCCCACTACCGCGAACTGCGGCACAGGCTGAAGCGTCGGGCCGGCGGCGGGGGCGACCGGTGGCGAAGCAGCCGGCGCTGGCGGCTTGTTCTGGAATGGGTCGACACCGTTCTGTACAGCAGTCTGCTGGCGCGCGGCCTCGCGGACTTGCCGGCGGAGCGCCGGGGGTAGGTTGCTTGGTTGGGCCATGTTTATTTCATGCTCGTGTTGTTGTAAATGCCCTGAAGAAGTGCACGATATACGCGGGCTTCAGCGCACAGTTCGTCCCGTACTTCTCGATTTTCCGGCAGGATAACCTTCACCATAACGTCGTCTAATTCGCTCTCCAATGTATTGACGTATTGGCGAAAACCGGCACTACTTTGCAGCGCATTCAGCGCCGCTTTGACATCTGCTCGTGACATTACCAGCCCAGCGGGTTCCCCAGGAACGGCGACAGCGTATCGTCGTGCTGATCCTTATCCGGATCCGTCTTCGAGTAGTCGCGCGAGTACACGCGATCTGTCGTGACGGTCCCAACTGTGGCAGCTTGCCCGAGATGCAGGTGCTCGCATTTGAGCCCTTTCGTCCCGGGGGACTGCTCTTCTTGTGTCAGTTGGCCGTTTTTCGGGTAGGTCGGGCTGGTCATGATTACCGCTTCTTGACCGGGGGGTTCTTGACGCCGAACTTCATTCCATCGCCCTGACCATATGCGAGGCCCTTGCCCTTGGGCAGGTATTCCTCAGCGGAGCCGGACGAGATAACCTTGCTCTCGCGCGGCTTTTTGTCCGCGTTGGGCGTGTCGAACGGTTCCTTGCCGGCGCTCGGAAAAGTCGTGCCGTGCGGCGAATCGCCGACGACACCGTTAACCGCGATCTTGCCCTTCGGCATGGTGTTGGAACCCTTGCGCAGCTCGGGCGCGTGAGTACCACCATGAGTGAACGTGGTGCCGCACGGGCTATCGGAGACGACGCCGCCCGGTTTGATCTTGCCGCTATGGGATGGACCAGCCATTGTTGATGACCTCGAATTCTTGGTATGACCCGAAAGGCAGTTTACATATTATCGACGCCGGGCATCAGACGCAAGTCATGCCGTCTGATTCACCGGCCCGGCGGGAGCGCCGACCTGCGGACCCGGCTTGAGCCCGACCACGCCACCCGCGCCCGGCGCTGCCTGTGCAGGGTTCGGGTTCGGGGTATTGTTTCCGGTCGGATTCGGCCCGCTGCCCATAGGTACGCCGGTCGCCTTGGAAATAAGTGCCGGAGGTGCCTGCCCTTGCAGGTTCAGGTTCACCTTCGGCGGCGGCGGCGGGGGTGGCGGCGGGGGTGGCGGCGGGGGTGGCGGCGGCCCGAACATGTTGCCATTGGCGCCCGGTACCACTCCAGGGGGGAGCCCTGGCGGCGGGGCGTTCGGCGAGTCATCCGGATTCTTCACCTTCAGCTCGACCCCGAGATTATCCGCGATGGCCTGCAACAACTTCGAGACTTCTCCGGCGCCCAACAGCGCCTGATAGTTCGGGTTGTTCACGATGTTCAGGAATTCGAGCTGGCGCGTCATGTCCTGCTCTTGCTTCGCAGCCTGACGTACGCCATCGATCACAATCGACTCGTCGCCGCGCAACATGCCGGTCTTGTCCGTCAGCATGATGTAATCGTACAGAGCATGCAGCAGCGGATCGAAAATGTCCTTATCGATGTTGTCCGCGACATTCTGCAGAGTCTTGTTCGCGTTGTTGATCAACATCGACAGACCCGAGGCCGTACGACCGGCGCCCGAGTTAGCTCCACCACCTGTCAGATAGCGCGGGATCGTCGAGACATCGTCCAGCATGACACTGAACTTGTCCATCACAGCCATGAGTTGCTGTGAGTTGTCCGGAACGTTGAAGAACTTCACGGGCTCGCGGTTCGGGTTCGACGGGTCGCCCGTGTAGCGCCAGCGTTTCCAGGGGTAAATACTGTCGTCGGCGCTCACATCCACGATGTCGTCGTCGTAGACTACCTGTGGGCCGGACGCCATGGCGATGTTGTTCACCAGAGCGCGGGCTGTGGCGTTGATCACGTCCGTGATGTCGTTCGCGAGCGCAGGAATACCATTCCCGTACAGAGATCCGGGCTGTTTGTCGAAGCTGGAGATGTAGTACGGCACGCGCTTACGCGGGCTCGGATTCATCATCACCTTGAAAATGCGCTTGTCCACCATCCAGGCGGTCACGAAGTACGGACGCTGCGGGTCCGGCGCCTTACCATCCGGACCTTTCAGTCCGTACTCTTCGAGGTAAGAACCCAGCACGTATCCGTTGAACTCAATGGCATTGATATAAGTGTCATCGAGGGTGTTATTTCGCCCCTCCATGTATGCCCGCTCGTACTCAAACACCTGTATCCACTCACGGAATCCGCGTCCCTCGTAAGCGGCAATGATGTCCCGAATGTCTTCATCGCGGTACCCCGGTAGTCCGATCATGTTCCACAGATCCATCACCGACAAGCGCTGGCGCTCGAAGGTTTCTGTGTTGGTGATGTCTGTCGCACCCGGTGAGAACCAGATATCCCACGGCGAGATGCGATCCCAGTACGCCTGAGTCGACTCAATTTCATCCAACTTGCCGCCGCGTCCCCACTTGATCTTGGTAGCGCGCCGGGTGACGGGTCCTTTGATCACCGCGTACTTGTAGACCGGTAGATCCGACAGAAAATCCGACAGGGCTTTGTAGAAATTGCCCTTCTCCAGAATCTCGTCGATCTTCCGCTCTGCGTCCCGAACTTCCTTCTCAGCCTTCCGGCGCTCCGACAGCTTCGCGGCCTCGTACAGTGCCTTCAGACGCTGTTGGATCTGTTGCTGCGGTACTTTCTGCATCTGCTCGTTGGCCTGCTGTACTTCCAGCTGCACGAGCTTCTTGATCTTGCCGTCGAGCGAGTCAGGAATGACCGGGTCAGCCGTGGGCTCCAGGCTCCAGGCGCGGTCAGAGTTCATGTACACATTGCGCAGCAGCGCGGTCGCGCCACGGCACTTCATGGACATCATGCGCGAGTAGATCTCGCTTCCCCCGAATTGCCGGATCTCCTGCAACTTGGCAGGATCGTACATGCCGTTGTACGCACGCATGTCGCGGATCAGCTCATCGTCTACTCCGATAGTCCGGCGGTTCCTGACGGCTTTCTCAAACCGGCTGCGGACATAGTTCGCGAGCCGGGTGATGACATCTTCCTTCTCATCGGCGAGGCTGACAGACTGCTCGCGCTTGGTAGCTTCGAGCATCTCGTTGGTCACGACACGCAGGAACCCGCCGCCATGATGCTGCATCGGCTCCGTCGTCCGGCGGGCGCGTGCGGGCTCCAGGGAAGACCGGGTCTTCTGCCGTAACGGGAGACCTACGCCGGCCGCTGGCGCGCGGGGCATCGGCAGAGCCGCTGAATTATACGCTGGAGTCGGCCCGGTCGAGTTCGACAGGGTATCCATCGTCGACATCGGGATATCGTTAGCCATTGATTTTTCTTATTATCCGCGCGCCAGCATGGGTAGTCCTACGTCCACCCACCCGAGGGTGGACGCTTTGGGGCATTATGTCGAGTCTTGACAAGCCGCGCAAGAACGGTCCCGGAATGCCCCAGGACGGCGTATTGGAAGGCATCCGAGATATCGCTCCATGGATGAGTCTTTTCAGGCGTCGGCTGCAGGATGCCGTCCTTGCGCCTCCCATAGCGGTATTTCGAGCTGATCGACTTGATGAGCATCTCACATGCCGGGTCGATCAGCAGCGCTGCCTCGCCGCCGCGTTGCTGCAGGAACCATTTCTCGACCGCGCGCAACCTGGGCTCGATCAGGTTCGTCTGCGCAGGCTGAGCGGAGAACCCGAGGCGCTTCAATGCCGCGAATACGGACTCTTCACCGATCTGTCCCCGAGCGACACCGGATGGATCGCCTACCACTCCGACAGGCAGACGCATGTATTTGGTCTGTGACAGCAATGGTCGGAGCTTCGTCGCTACGAACTGCTCGATACCCATGTTGTCGCCAACTGCTTCGTCGAGAGCGATCAGCCGGCCGCGCTGGTCCATCTGGGTCACAACAGCGGCAGGGTGCCGGCCGAAGTCAACCCCGATGATCAGCATGGTACCGGGTATCGGTTGCAACGACGCGGCGGCGACGTGGAAGTGCTTCTTGAAACTCGCCCGGAAGACTGCCTCACCGGACAGCGATGGCGCGATGATGTTGTCTATGTACTGCTCGACCCACACGGCCGAGTTATTCTCGATCAGCTCTTCGTAGTACCCGGCAACCAGATTCTCTTTGTTCTCTGCGTGGGCCTCGCGAGCGCCCGGCTGTACGAAGTAGCCCCAGGACTTCGGGAGCGGTTTGCCATCAAGCTCCTTGTCTTCGAGGACTTTATTCCAGTCCGAGTCTTCGTCAAACGAGTTGGTCTCGCCGATCACGCCGCGCCATGTCGGTCCGCCGTGCATCTTCGAGGGAAACCGGCCGCAGCGACCGAACACGTCCTGAAGAATTTTCACCGGCAGCTCGCGCAGCTCGGACAGCCATGCGTAAGTCAGATCGAGCGACAAAAGACGTTGAATGTTGTCCGGGGTATCGAGTGGCATCAGGATCCACTCGGCCTCGATATCGCCCTGTCTGATCCAGACGGTATGGTTCTGGGCTTCCCATTCAACAATAGGGCCGATCATCTCCCGGATCGTCTTCAGCGATGTCGTCTTGAGCTGAGGCATCGTATTACGGACGATGACGCCGCGCGTGCGCCTGATCCCATCCCTTGGATCAGGGGTCTGTTGCGCAGCGCGGCGCATCAGTTCCATAACCATGGCAGATGACTTGCCTGAGCCGACCGGGCCGCGCACGATACGGATGCGCTGGTCCGATTCCATGAACCGTCTGATCGTAGGTGGGGGCGTGTATATCAGCTCAGCCATGGTACTGACCCATGAACTCAGCGACTTCTTCCCATGTCTCGATGCTGGCGCCGAAGTCTATCTTGACAGCGTCGCCTTTCTCGTTGATCACATCGTAGCCGTTATGTACGACCCGGGCAGTGCATTTCCACTTCTCCAGTGCTGCCAGGATGCGCGGATTCTGTGGAAGTCCCACAACATCTTTCGGGCGCACGGGCCAGTGAACTCCGCCTGGAGTCTCGAAGCTGCCCGACCGGTGAACGTAGAAATCTGTGGCCATGTGTGGCTCTTGTTATTTATAAGACGAGCCAGAAGGTTCATAACTCCTTCCGGCTCTAGCCCGGTGCTATCGGTAGGGAGGGACCGAGGCACCGAGGCACCGAGATTCAGAACAGTATCCCCTCTTTTTTGAGGAGGATTCGCAGTGCGAGTGAGACTCCCTTACCCTTGGCTTGGGATTCCCTGACCATCGAAGCCAGCCGGGGCGGGAGCTGTCTCAGCACCGGCTCCGGCATCTCCAAGAGGGGCGTGGCCACCCGTATACTCGTTCTGCGGTGTGGCGATCAGTTCGTCCACTTTGGCGATGGCCGCCGCATCGCCCAGCGTGCTGCGAACGGTCGCAATCAGAGTGTCAAAATGATCGACCTGTGCCTCGTTCACTTCGAGCTGAACTTTCATACCGCTGTTCTGCTCGACCAAGCGAGCGCGGTTACTGATGAGATCTCCGAGTACCTTTTCCAGATGTTCAATTGTCTGAGACATGGTGTGTCCTATGAGTGTTTGCCGATCAAGCCCATTGAGGCTTTGCGTCGCCGCTTTTCGGCGGCCCGCAGATTCTCGTGCTTCTCGCGGAGATCCGCAAGGGATTTCAGCGCGATATCGTACGCAACTTTCAACTCATTCGCGGCTTTCATGAGCTGTTCGTTCTGCCGGCGCAGAGCCTCGAACGCCGTGCCGTAATCCAACCACGTGTCATTTGACATAACAACGAGCTGGTCACCCGCGAAGATCGGGTCAGGCGTACCGTAAGTCTGCCCGCGCAGTGCGGGGGCATGCGGCCAGTGCTGCTTACTCTGCGTCGAGGGTGGCAGGGATGGTGTTGGTGACAGTATGTCCATCGATCGTGACGCCTTTTGTATCGCCCAGGTTGATTGTCAGTTTGAACCCCTGGCCTTCAGGCCCGGCGGTCGGTTTCGGGTTGATCGTCTGAGAGAGCTGCCCCAGCTGCTTCGTTGCTTCCAACTTGTTGGCCGCGTTCATTTCAGGAGTCTTGATGATCATCAGGATGTCCATCAGAGAGTCTTCGAGCAGCAGCCCGGCCTTGATCTTGATCCGCTGCTGTACGTTGAGGTCCGATGCCCAGGCGGTCTTCGCTTCTTTGAACGCCGCTACAAACATCTTGTCTTTCTGCTTCGCAGCAAGATCGGCTGGCGTAAGTCCATGCCGCTTGAGGATATCCAGGGGCGGCGAGATGTTGGCTACCAGCTCCCATATCAGACGGGCATCACTGGCGTTGAGTGCGCCCGAAGCGTCGAACCCGAGTTCCATCGGAAGCATCAGTCTTCACCCATGAGCACAGCAGTCTTGGCATACTCCAGCAGAAATACCATCTCAGCGTTGGTCAGACTGGTGTTGAAAACCAGTACACCATCGTCCGTCTCGCCAACGATGACAAGATTCTTCGCGCCCGCGTCGATGACTTTCTGAATAGCATCTTCCCGCGTGACTTTCTGCTTCTTGGTCCGCCGTATCGGAACAACATTTTTATCATCGGACATCGGCCTTCTCGCACTTCGAGCACCGGCGGCGCGTGATCTTGTCAGTGAACCCGGCCTTGCGCCATTTTGTCGTGATCACAGCACTACATCCGGTCTTGTCACCCTCAACAGGGTTGTACCGACTTTTGTAGATACGGTGCAGAAGACGATTCCCGGTGGGAGGTACCACGTAAATGAACCGGCGAACCTTGCTCACTTTGTCATCTCCTTCACGGCCTTGTCGTCGCTCAGCACCTTGGGGCCTTCTCTCAACACAAACTCCCGGCAGGCTTCGCGGATCAGCTCCGAGTACGTCGTCCCGCGCGCAAGAGCCAGCCGCTTCATCGCCGCGAGAACCTTCGCGTTGAAGTAGATGTTGATCTTGTCGTTGCCTGCCGACGCGCGGGTCATCGTTTTTATTTTGTCCGCATACTGTAGAGACATAATATGGTACCTGAGATGCGCAGTCAAGCGGGCGTATACTGCCCGGAATTCACGAGATATTGAAAATCAGCGGCTGCTGCCAGGATCGCGCGCCAGTGTCCCTCAGGGTCATCCTTGTCGATCGGATCGTTGATCGGGATCTCAACGCGCTTGCCAGGAGTTCTGCACGGCATCACAAGTATCCAGCAGACAGGATCATCGGGCCGCAATACGTCGGCGTAAGGCTTAGGTGCGAATCTCACCTCTGCGAATGCAAACAGATCATGCAGGCATTCGGGTATGCCGAGAGACTTATACAGGCTCCGGTCTTTGTTAGGATCAGTCGCACTCGCGAAGTCAGGGAGTGCCATTGGCCATCTCCGAGATCACTCTCATCCATATCTGGAGTTTGTCCGCGTCGCGGGCCATGATCTGCCAGCGCCTGGGCGGCTGCGGCTCGTCGCCTTCGAGCGTTCTGCCTGCTGCTATAAGATAGTCGCCGAACCGGGTCACGAAGAACACGCCCAGAGCAGCTGACCATTCGACATGAATCTCAGCGGGTACCATACTCCAGTAAGCTTTTACATCGTCAGGCGGAAACGGCTTTCCGTACAACGACGCTCCGGCCATATAAGGCTGTGTGACATAGTCCGCTGATACCAACCTGACACTCATAATCCTCGTACCAGATTTTCAACAACTTTGACCCAATCCTCGTACTGAGTTGACTGTATGACAATCACATAGTCTGAATCGGCAGCTGCCCACAATTTCCATGCATGCCCCGGGCGACCGTAGACATACTCCCACTTGATGTCGCAAAGCCCGCACAGGGCGCGCAGCTCTTCAGGAGGTCGCACATCCCCGTCACTGTACAGGTTTCGGTACATGTCAGATTACTTCCAGGGAGCTATCCAGTGGTCTAAAGGAGGGAACTCGCCGTAAGCGTACATAACAACCTGTCGCCAGTACTCCGTCGAGAGGATGTCCCCATCATGCAGGTACAGTACCCAGTCGATATCGCCTATCCGCAGAAACGGGCACAGAGACCCGGCCGGAGTGCGCCGGAACTCTATGCCCGCGATGTGAAGAAACGCCCGGAGTTCGTCGCTTATGATCTCGCAGAAATCCGAGCGTACGTTCACTTTCGCACTTTCTCCAGCGTTTCGGCGAAGCGGGCACGCTCCCCGACCTTGCCACCTTTCTTCGCGGCCGAGCGGATCTTACTCTCGGGGATCTTCTTGCCCTGCGGCACGCCCAGGTCGCGATGGAGCTGGCCCGGACGTTTGATCGCCTTGTCGATGAATTTCTTTGCCATGATCATAACTCTTGACTTACCACAGAGGTTGTGGCGTGTCGGATAGTAGCCGCTTTATCGCTTCCCGCCAAGTCTTCACATCGTAGCCCTGGACAGTGCATTGCCTATCAACCATCCCTGCGGCGGTGACTGTGTATATCCAGTGAAAAGTGCCGAACTGTGCCAGCTCACATTTCACGCCAAACACATGACATGTAGCAATGCACTCATCGCGCTTGGCTTCCAACAGTTTGCTCATCAGAACTTCTTTTCCAGCAGATCCTTGTAGTGCCGCAGCTCATCGACCGTCATACCGGCGTCGCGGGCAATCTGCTCTTCTTCGCGCAGCAACGCATTGATCTGCGCTGCACGCTCTTCGTAGCGCAGACGGTCTTCGGGATCTCCAGGCAGCTCGAAGTCATCAGGGAGTTTCAAGAGTTTGCCTTCTTCAGTCGGTCCGCGACGCCCGTCAAGGTCGATTACAGGTAGCTTAGGGAGTGTCATACGGCTCCAGTTCCCAGTCGTTCCTGATCCAGCAAAGAATGCGCGAACCGCGCGCCAGTACGCCCGGATTGATGAGAACACTGACTTTCGTTGATCCCTGTGTGCCACCATCGGGTCTCCTGCGAAACAGCTGGACCTGTCCATTACCAAACAGAGCTTTGTAGGAATGCAGTGCCGCGAAGTTCTTCCAGACTTGGCGGGCCTCTCTGCGACGATCGCGGTTGCGGGAACGGCGGCGGCCGGCTTTTGATTTGTGCCTATGCATGGATCAGTTTCTGTATGGCCAACGTCCACATCTCCGGACTGTCCAGAGATACCTGAGCAGAGCCCCAGACCAGCTTGCCTGCTTTCTGTCGGCATTTCAGCGTCGCGTACTGCCCGCGTCTGGAGTATTCAACATCCAGACTGTGCAACGCCGCCAGATTTCTCAAGGCGGCGAGCTGTTGTTTTGTTTTAAGGGAGACGCGGGGCATCACGGCTTTCCACCAGATAACGGGCTGCGCGGGCGAAGCGGGCGTAGTCCGCGCTGGCGCGCAATATAACACCCTCTCCAGAGTCTTCTTTATAGAACACACCCCAACGGCCTGAGCGCAAGACGGCCGCTTCCAGATCAGCGAGTTTCAGCATCTCAAGGACACCGTCAGGGAGTTTTGCAAGATCGGACATCAGAAGATCCTACACCGATGCATGCCCAAGACACTGATACCGACGCGCCTTTTTCAGCAGATCACTGATCGCTCTTCTCCATGCCCGCTCTCTCAGACTCCTGATATAGGCCCAGTAGTATTCTTTATCGCTCGGGTGGTAGTCGATCCTGAACACTCGGTCGAACCCCGAAACTCCCATTTCGATTTTCATCCCGTCAAACAGCGACACCAGCGCTTTGCGCTCTTCGTACAGAGTCTGTCGTAGATCCGGCATGAATAGATTCTATATGGACGATATCTATATAGTCAAAATATTTCAGAAACTATGCGGGCTACAGATGAGGCGGCCAGGGCACCCCCACCCCCCTGTCCGACCTACCCAGGGGGCCTTTGACATAATATGGTATTTAACATAATGCCCTGAAAATCCCAATGTTTGCAGCGAACTTCGTCAGACCACTGGTCTCCGGGTTCGAGTGTGAACAACACTGCGCACGGGAAGATACGTGCTGCCTTGCCCAGACGCCTCACCGGCTCTGCGCCCCGTCTTCGGGAAGGTCTCGCTCCCAAGCTGACCTCGACATGGACGGACCAGCGCATCTCAGTGAGTGCTTACGGAGCGCAGACTAGCCCGCTTAGCCCGCCGAGTAATTCGGCCGGTAACAGCAGCACGCCGATGGTGCTCGCTCTAAGCCAGAACGTGCTAGCTACGGGTACGACCCAGGGCGCAAGTAACAAGCTTCGTGGGGCTGAGTTCGAAGTGTGTCGCAGCATGCTTCGCAGTCAGTCCCAAAGAGGTGTTGTATGTGTCATCCGACGACGATCAAACGCGGTCGCAGGCTCTTCGCTGTTCCAAAGGTGTTGAGCCTGACGGACCGGGTCGCGAACCGATCGCAGGTGCGAGGCAACTGGTCGAGGTTGCCGCTGTGCGGTACGACAGCGCGAGTCGTGCGCAACTATAAATAACAGCGGGCTGAGTCTGCTTAGCGGGCTCAGCACTGGTGTTATGTATATCCTCATCCCACGGAGTTATGTCAATGAAAATCGAAATCCTGACAGTGTCGGCAATCGGTGAAGTGTTGGAAAAGATCGCGACGACAGCGAGAGCGCTGCAGTCACAGATTCATCAGTGCGCTGTAAGCGCGCTGTCCCACACGTTCGAACACGGTGACTTCCGCAGTGTCACGCGTCTGTTGAATGCGTTGCCGAACGGGCAGCGTGTGCAGGCGCTGGCAGTGTGGTTCGCTCACTTCTCGAACAACGCGCTGACAATCAAGAAAGCATCTGGCGCGTTCAGTGTTGTGTTGGATTCGTCCAAGCTCGGCGACGAGATGCTGCGCATGGAGTTGTTGGATGCCGCGATGGACCAAGACTACGGCACGTTCACGAAGGAGAGCAAACCAACAGCTCTCACGCTGGAGAAGCTGATCGGTTGGATCGAGAAGCGTGCGACCGCGAATGATGACGAGGTCGAGCCCGCTGCGAAGGCTGTTGCTGCGAAGCTTGTGGCCAGCTACAAGGCCGAGATCACGAAGTCGATGGAAGCTGTTGCTGCTTAGATGTTCGTGACAGTGAGTCTGAGCCCGCTTAGCGGGCTCGGCTTGCTTGTGGATTCTTTGTGACGAAGAGTCTACAAGCAAGTCTGCCTTGATGCCTTAATGACTTAGCGGGCATCGAGGCGGGCATCGAGGCATCCCAAGTCCCTGATTACCAAGGCTAAACTGACACTTTGCCTTAATGCCTTAATGGTTTTAGTCCGAATATTTCCAGGGACACATCGCTATATCGCGGGATGTTCTTGAGAACATCCGTAGACCCAAGCCCGCCTAGTGGCGAAGCGGCATAGTTCTTATATACAATGTTGAGCGCGCAGGTGAAGGCACTGTATATTGACCTGTAAGTCATTGATTTCTTAGATAGATATACCACTGTATAAGAGCGACATCGGTCGCGTTGGGTATAGGGTATGGCGTTAAGGCGCCGAAAAACACGGCTAAGTGACTGATCTCACAGAACATTTCTTGTCATAAAGCCTCGAATCGGAGCATTAAGGCATGAGAAACACGCAGTATATAGCCATCAGATTACCAGCGGGGTGTCGAGCGCGGTTTGTGATGCGCCGAAGCGCTCCGGACGGTAGCGTGGTTGCCAAGATTGTCTCAGTACGCGAGTGCGCCAGTGCAATGGGAATACCGGCGGCTGAGGTAAACGCAGTCCTCGCAGCTGCGTTTCTCGACATGGCATATGACACTGTGGATATCACATCGTGGCTGGTAGATCGTAGCGCAGAGATTCGTCGCAAGAAGAGGTAACCATGGCAAAGCTGTAGGTCCGCCTGTCCAGTCCCTGACGACACTGAAGCGATATGGCCCGCCGAGCCCGCGTGTACCCGTGGGCTCTTGTGGGATTCTCTCGCCAGCGTTGCTGCAGCAGCGCGTTGTGGATCGCGGGGACTGCGCAGGCTTGAGCGAAGCCCGAATCGACCTGTCACATCTCACATCTTTGCATGTAACCAAGGAGATGTCTGACACCGGAGCGGGCTTCGCTCAGGCTTGTGCATCTATATAATATACTCACACGAGGTTCCCATGGACAACAGACTCAACTACACGCCGCTCGCGTGGCGAGAGCATCTGTCACGGCTTACGTGGCGCCGTGCTGCGCGCCGTGAGGACGACTCGCGCCCGATCATGGCCCAGCTGCTCCATCCCGGGTACCGGTGGTGGGCAGCGAACACGCCTTTCCGTGACCGTCCCTGGATAACACAACAGCCCCGGGTCCGTATGGACATACAGACTGCGGTACAGATCGCGTCTCTGTCGGAATTCCCCATGGGGCTCGCGGAGCTGCTGACCGAGACTGCGGCAGTGGAGCTTGAGCCGCTGGGGCTTGGCCCGCTGTGCCCGCATGAGGTTGCTATCTCGCGCACTGTGGATGCTGTGTCACATGCAGTCGATGTGACCAACACATGGCGTATCCAGCTGACAGAGCGGCTGCGGGTGTACCGCGAGACGCGCAGGCAGGACAACAGGGCGTTTGAACGCCGTGTGAAGAACCGGATGGCGATGGCCCGGGAGTCACGGCTTATCAACAGGCTGGATATAACACTGGCTGTGCTGGGTGTGGCGCTGTTCATCGCGTTCGCGCGGTTGATGGCTTATATCTGGAGCAACGGGCTGTGATTATCACGGAAGTCTGGAAAAGCAACCGGTCGCGTTGCAGGGGCAGGTTCAACCTGTACTTTTTCTGGATGTATGTTCTGTTCATCCCGGCGCTGTTGGTGTGGGATGCTCTGAACTGGCTGGAGCGTAAGCTGTCATGAGCACCGGCAGAGTTCCCCACTACGGCAACGTCGATAAAGAAGTGGAGACTCTGCTGGAGCTGTATTCACTGGTGGCGTACACTGATCGCGAGAGTGTTCAGGACATATGGGTGATCTTCAGACATCCACTCAAGCCGGGCGCATCAGGACGCTACATCAGATATGAAGCCACGCTTGGAGAGTGGATAGCAGCAGTAGAGGTATGCGACCGTGAACTCCCCAGAAGATAGGCTCCCGCAGGCTGTGAAGAATCTGTTGGAACTCAACAGCCTGCAGGCAGTCTGGGTAACAACACATTGGATCGTGAAACCGGTCGGGGACAGAGAGCCGAATCACGGGCTCTACATCGAGCCCGGTGCGTCGCTTTATATGTGGATAGTCACGGTGGAGGATGTCAATGAGCGCAGACGCTGGTGGTAAGCTACCTCAGGATGTGGAGAATCTGCTCGCTCTCCATGGCATGGGCGCCCTCTTTTGCAAAACTCACTGGTTTGTGCGGCCACGCTCATCCAGAAGTCTCGACCAGGGACTGTACCTCAGGACAGGAGCGCCGCTCGAAGAGTGGATATGGACGGTGGAGAGGGTCAGTATCCAACAGCGTTGAGAGCAAGCCCGGGAAGCCGGATCAGAGGCTGTGTTGGCTCGGTCCGCACTGCGCGGGGTTAGGTTGGCCAACGATACCGGGCTTGCTCTGAACGTTGATGAAGAGATCCCTGTTGCAACGGACAAAAACAGTCGCGGGAACCGGGGTCACGTGCGGGGACCGGTAAACGGGTCTGCGGTGATGGGGATCTCTTCATGAATGTTCACAACAGGAGACAAACTGAGATGACAAGCAAATCCCCCAAGCCTATATCAACAGCGCCGACAGTGGATGTCAGCAAGTTTGCGGTGCCGAACAACGAAGATGTGATCCAACATCTGCGCATGGAGATTGCTGCTTTGAGGCGTGAGAAGTCGATTCTCAGCAGCAATCTGGAAACGATGAAGCGGGAGAGCGAGTACGACAGCAAAAGGCTCAAACAGGAGCAGGAGCGCAGTGAAGATCTGCGTAAGTCGCTCGTCCAGGCGAATGTCCAGATGGCCCGCGCAGCCCGCAGCCCGCGACATGCGCCTGATCGCAGCCCTTGCAGACACGAAATACAGCACCTCTCAGGAGCTGGAGATCGCGCCCGGCGTCCGCATTCCGACAGCGTTCCGCTGAGTCTTGAACATAACAGCCCGCATAATCTCGTGGCTGATTACAGTACGGCGCTGGTTCTCCAGCGTACTATGCGGGCTGTGATCTTGAACACTCAGGAGAATTCAACATGCCCGACCAAGCGCCACCATGTACGAAGTGCAGCCAGCATCGCGACGCTAGTGTCCATCTCGCGCAGCTCCGTCAGAATGGATATCACCCTTACGTCGGTGGTTCGACGGTATTTGCTGTTGATATGGGTAGTTTCGTGATCAAGCTCGACAAAGGTGTTCACTGCGAAGACTGCCAGGACATCGTATATACGGTGACCTACGGCCAGGAGGTGAAGCATAACCTGAGTTACGACAAGGCCGCCCAGAAACTCGGGTATGCCATCATGCACTCCCTGCAGATTGATGGGTTGCTCGAAGGAGAATAACCATGGATCCACTCGCCTGTCTGAAATCCGCGCTCGAAGCACTCCACAACGGTGAGCCCGCTGAGTGCATAGCGCACCTGTTTGATTACTACCAGTGGCGCCTGAAGAACGGATTCGAGCCCGTGCTCAACGGGCGTGCTGGTGACATGGTGGCTGCGGATCTCGTGTCTCAGGCGTTGGACTTCATGGAGCCGGCAGATGACCAGGGTACGTAATCTCAAACTGCCTCGGACCAAGTTGCCGGAAGCCCTGGCCAATGCTCTGAGGCTGTACGGATACAACTGGCGCTGCAAACGCTCCCGGGATGAAAAGCTCTGGACGATCTATCCGTATGGGAAGCAACGGAAGTCCGACAAAGTCTGGACGCTGCACAGCGACGCAGATCCTGCGGGTGTCCTGCACTGGCTGCTCATGCGTGAGCGTGGTACGCCCGTGCGCAGTGATATCCTGTTGGGCAGGAGCTGACCATGAACACGTACTTACCGAATTCTGAGCTGTTGGGTCGCACTGAGACAGTGTCAGAGATAGCGGAGAACATGACACCTGATCAGCGGGCGCAGTTTTTACAGCGTATCAAGGCCCTGGATACTCTCCTGACGCTTTTCGGATTGAAGCGTCAGGAGAATGTCTATGCCGGTGGGTTCCTGATATACCACGAATCACGCAGGAGCATAGCCCGCTGGGTGGAACTGGACTCGACGGAGGAATCATGGCTGGAAGACGTAAAGCGTCTGACCCCCTCGCTGTGAAACGATTCAGACTCTCCAGAGCAGTGCGGAACTTCCTGGCACTGCATTCGCTGGAAGCGAATCGCAGACTGCCCAGGTGGCGGAACTTCGAAGACGAGTATAACGTACGTCGCTGCGGCGGCGAAGCCCGCATTCTGTGCACCATCAAATGCCACGACCCGGACGAGGTCAGCATCCAGCGGATCCGGGACTACATGGCGGTGCTGCGATGAGCAGTATTCCGCGAAGCCTGCCGAGAGCAGTACGGAGTCTGGTGATGTTGCATTCGTTGAGTGTTGAATCGCGGTACAAGGCAGAGCGGGAACAGCGTAACAAGGGCATATACGACGTGTTTGTCATGGTACTTCCACGGATAAAGCTCAGGGTATGCATCGCTGTAATTCGTCTTGGAATCGACTCCGAGGCAGCGATGATCGAGGACATCCTGACAGGCCTGGACGAACACAACAATGAGTAATAAACGGCGTCCCTCGCTGGACTGGGCGAGGATCAAGAATGCACTCAGACTATATGGAATGCGTCTGCACCGGCCGAATCTCTTGGTCAGACGTACAAGGCTGTCGCTCGATTCGCAGGTATGGTATGTAATTATGTGCGCACGCGATGTTCGTGTGCCTAAGAGCATGGACTCATCGCCGGTACGCTGGTCTACACCGCCCTGTACCGAAGATGTTATAGACGAAATCTTCAGACTGGAGAAGCGCCGTCATGGGAAATAAGTGTAGTTCTCCGCTGCCCGAGGCAGTTGAAAACCTGTTGGCGCTGCACAGTCTCAGCGTTACCGAACTGTGTGACAACATGGCTTACATGTTCCCGGAAGCGGAAGGCATCAACAGCTACAGGCGACGCATTGTGCATCTACGGTTTTCCATCCATCAGTGGATGAATGAAATAGACATGTGGGAGCGACTTTATGGGAAATAAACGTACGCGTAACCGTATCCCCGCGCTGCCCGAGGCCGTGAAGAACCTGTTGGCATTGCACAGCCTCGAAGCGTGGCCCGCCAAGGAACGCATGTACAACAGGGGCGCCCTGATATGGGCTTGGAAAGTGATCAACGCTGGAGAAGACCATCTCACGGCCCGCGCCGCGTTCACGATGACCGGCTCGTGTGACCTCGACAAGTGGATGGCAGCAATCAAGAGGTACACAGAGGGAGATCTCTGGCTGGACTTCGAAACATCCAACCGCTACTGGCAAAGCGCGGACTTCAGTTCCCACATGATTCAGATTGAGCGCGATCTGGCGATCATCAAAAGACTGACGAAGTTCCCATGAACGATACAGATTCGGATTGCGAGTATCAGATCAAACTGTTCACAATGCGGGGCGCGTCACGTACTTTCGCCATCGCTGTGACCAACCTGCTGGATCTCTACTCAATGGAGGCATACACAGGCGGGAACGGGATCGGTGGCTCGGTGTGGCGGGTGCAGTATCAGAAGCACTCGTACAAGCTCCACTACTGCACAGTGCCCGGAGACTGGACCAGCATGCAGGCGTGGATGGCAACCTGCCGCGAAGTCGAAGCCCGCTACGGACATCTGGACTAGGAGATCATATGCTCGGACAGTATACTGGCCCGCTGATCCCGCGAGAGCCCGACCCGATGAATCCTCTGCACAAACGCTACCGGCAGTACCGGAACAAGTATGGAGTTCTGGTGCACGATCATAAGGTTACGATCGAGGAAGAGATCGCCGAGATCCGGGCTCGACATGCGCTGCGCCGGGAGTACAATCGCGAGACCCGGGCCGCGCGTATGGCCCGCCAGAAGGCGATGACCGATGTCACAGCAGATCATAGCGCGTTGGACGAATCCGACGCACGATAAAGACGGCAACGCGTACAGCGAGGCTGACCACAACGGGTATCTGGTCACCGTGAACGGCGGCGCTCCGATCAAGCTCCCCATGACCTGGGGAACAAGCTTCGACCTGGGCACCCTGTCCGAGGTAGACGCGCTCCCGTCCGGAATTCACACAGCGACGATTGCAGTCGTGACCAAGAAAGGAGTCGCTGGCAAGACCGCCAGCGGGACCTTTTCGGTTCACCCGACGCCGTCCGCTGTCGGCAACTTCACCATCACGACGACAGGGTAATAACATGGCCTTACCGGATATAACAGCCGTCCAGGCTGACATTGAGAAACTCAATGCGCTCTGGGCAACCGCGAACCAACAGTACGAAGCCCGCAAGGCGTCTCTGTCCGCGAAAGTAGACAGTTATATCGCCGCTCACGCATCCGCAGCGGATGCTCATTCGGCCGAGATCGCTGCCGCCAACAAGCTGAAGGCGACTCTGGTGCCGGCAGTGGCTGCGGTCGAGACCGGCGCCAGCGAGCTGGAGCAGTTCATGCTCACCAAGCCCTGGTACGCGAAGCTCGCGGGAGCTGTGCAGCGTAACTGGCGCTGGATCGTGTACGGAGGGGCACTGGCCGGTATCGGCTACGTGATTCTCCACGTTCACAAGTAACAGGATGTCCCCCGCCGCCCGGGACTAGAGTTGGGCGGCACTTATTTGAATCGCACGAGCCGTTGCGTTAGCCAAGTAACGGCCAAATCGGGGTAGGAGCAGAGCCCAGTGGGAAAGGGTGAGCCAGACATTGTGGAGTAGCCTGGAAGGCGTAGCTGCCGATAGCAGGGAAACATGAGTGTTGTAGGCGTACGGAGTGGCGGGAGGCTAGCTGGCCGATGTGTCCACACCGGCCCCGATTATAATTTTACGGGAGAGTGTTGTGGCAAAGATGTTCCTTGTGACAGCAAAGTCGGGGGACTACGCGGACAGATGCAACTACAACCTATTCGTCTGTCCCACTGAAGAAGCAGCCGAGACCTGTCTCCGGGCAATACAGAACTGGTTCGAACTGCAGGGAGTAGAAAAGGCTTTGCTGAGGGATATCTACCGACCCGAGAAGCGTGATGCAATTGCCACAGCATTCATCCTGCAGTTCAATGTACACATAACGATAGACTACACGGGTGTCGAGTTCGAAGTCGAACCTATCGAGGTGTTTGATGGTCACACCACTTGAGCCGTTCTGTTTCTGGTGCGGCGGCAATCTCAACTATGAATTCTGGGCGCATCCCCGTCCCTTCTGCGAGGACATAAGGAACATGTGCGCCAGCTGCCTCCATGCGCGTGGAGATGATATCGCGGTCTTCGAGGTGATCGAGACTAATCCGGGATGCGGTAATCCCGCCCTGCCTAACGGGCGCGCTTTCTACACGGGCCGGTGGGTGGTGATCGACGCCGATATAGCCGCGCAGATATTCCCTGCGCAGATGTTGCCAGGAGTGCTTCATGCCCGTATTGCCGGACTGCGGTACGACAACTATGCGAAAGCCGGGTTCGACAAACATCCTCTGAGGAAGATACAGTGAACACCATCACAGCATTCCACTATCTGGGACCTGTTATTGCCGGTGCGTGTATCGCAGCTGCGGTTGTTGTACTGGCTGTGTTGATTACGTGTGGTCTGTTGGGTCTGCGGGATAAATAGACAGCTCGCGGAGCTGTTCCCGCCCTTCCGCCCCGCGATGTGTGTAACAGCCTTCGCGGGGTTTTTACTTGGAGTGTTGTTATGCCCCCGATCAGAGACTCAGTACTCGGTGCGCTGGATACCGGGATATGGAGGATACTTCAAGACGCCTGGGAAGATCCGAGCCCGCGTAATGTCGGCAGGATCAGACAGCTCATTGAGACTCATCGCGGAGTATTTTTCGTAAGTCCTGAGCTGGTATGGTGGGTGCGTCGGAACAAGAGCGCGATCAACTGGACTGTCAGCGCCTGGGAAGGCAAACTATCTCCATGAACATACTGACCAAGATCTTCCGTCGCCAGAGACGGTACAAGCCCCCGGTCAAGCTGCCTGTGAAAGACTACAGTGAGGCCCGGGATCGCGCCATAGAGCAGCTGGGCGACCGGTACCTGCTCGCGGAACCTATCCGCAAAAGGCCACGATGACCACATATAAAGAACCCTGCGGGTGCGTCAGTGATGCTACCCGCTGGATCAAGCTCTGCCCGGTTCACGAGGCGGAGCGAGTTGGGCGTGAGCACGAAGCCCGCCTGGATTCGCTGCAGTGGCTGATCGACCACTACACCCGGTTTCCCACTGAGGATAACTTCCGCCATGTCATCGAGCGTTTCAAAGACGTTGGTCCCGCAGCGAACAGCCGGCCAGCCATCGTCAAATGGATCCTCGCCCACGCGAAGCAGATCCAACAGGCAGCGCGGGCCGTTTCCGTCAACCGTTGAAGGCTTCGAGGTCTCCAAGGAGTGCTTCGAACTGCTGGAGCAGACCCGGTCTGTCAACACAAACAACGAGTTCAAGCGCTGGCTGCACATCTGGATGATGGACAATTCGGATTCCGGCCACGTCTGCCAGCATACTGCGCTGCCATGGATTGTGTTGTGGGATAAGCCCGATCTGTCTACGATCATGGCGACGTATTTCGTCACAGATTTTGTTAACTTCCCCACATCCTGGGCAACATTGTGGGAAGATATTGATACTATGATCGAGTCTCGCCGATGCTCTCCCGACTTTGAGCAACCACCGAAGGTATCCGCTCTTCATGGACCATATTGGATGTTGCTGGAAAAGCCGGGTGTCGCCCGCTTGGCCGCAGAGACTGCAGCCATGAAGCGTAGAGTAACCGTCGAAATATTCCAGAGATATCCGGAAGCCCGTGCCCCGGAAACAATTTCCTCGCTCCGGCGCCAGTATTTCAAACATGCGTTGGAGCCGTTCCGAATGATGTCACCCCAACAGGAGTCAGAAGATGAAACTGCTAGAGCTTCAGAAGAGCGCCGTGGATCTGTACAAGTCAGGAACGGCCTTACACTTGGTCGGCCCCCCAGGTGTCGGTAAGTCCGACTCGATCAAGTATGACGTACGGGCCGCACTCTCGGCGGCCTTCGGCGAGGAGTTCGGGTACCATGACGTGTTGCTGCCCACCGTGGATGCTCCGGATATCCGTGGCTTTCTGATTCCCACCAAGGATAAGGAGGGGCACCCGACCAGCTTCTTCACACGATCGGCGATCCTGCCGTCCCGTGAGTATCTGGCGGCGCACCCGCGCGGTATCATGCTGATGGATGAGCGCAATGCGGCGGATCTGCTCACGCAGAAGGCTGTCGCGCCCGCCGTGCTGTCGAAGCGCTTCGGGGAAGAATACTTACCCGATGGCTGGTGGATGATCTCCGCGAGCAACCGGGTCGAGGACAACTCGGGCGTGATCAAGTCGCCCAAACATCTGGTCAATCGGGAACGTACTCTCAACATCGAGAGCGATGTTCTCAGCTGGTCGATCTGGGGTGAATCACACGACATCCATCCGATGCTGATCGCGTTCGCGAAGCAACAGCCCGGTGTTGTCTTCACTGAGTCGGTGCCCAAAGGTGAGGGTGCGTTCTGTACACCGCGTTCGTTCGTATCTGCGGCGAAGCTTCTCGCCCAGGCGGCGGGTGTGGACAACGATGGCAATCCCAACATGGTGATCCCGCAGTCGGGCATCCTGTCCCAGATGGTAGCCGGCGATATCGGAGAAGGTGCGTGCGCGCAGCTCATGGCCTATCTGAAAGTCGCTGATGATCTGCCCACGATTCAGGAGATCCTCGACAAGCCGAAGGACGCGAAGTGTCCGGACTCGCTCTCGGCCGCATACGCTGCAGCGCAGATGTGCCTGCACTATGCGAATCCTACCAACATCGACAAGCTCTGGACCTATACAGAGCGCCTCAAGAAGGAGCTGCAGGTATCTGTGGCGAAGCAGCTCGTCGCCAAAGGCGCCGGTGTTCTTCTCAACTCAAAGGCGTTAGGAGCATGGATCGGCAAGAACCGCACGTTGATCAACGCCAGCAACTTCTAGCCAAGCGGAGCAAACGCGGACGGTCCCAGGCCGAGTGGGAAGAGATAGCTCTCAAGGTGCTGCTCTTACACTCGGAGTGGGCTGTGTGGGTACGGGATAATTACAGCTGGCAGTCGTACGGCCGCTACAAGCCTCTTACGATTCAGACATGTACTATCATGCACACATTAAGCATCACTGGTACCTGCCAGCCGTCCACATTTGTTAACTCCGTAGCGCGGGCTCTACGTAGGCTTCGCCGCGAAGCCCGCCAATCACTCGACAAAGAGGCACGTAATCGTGACTACGCAAGAGACAAGCAACGCGGATCTTAATGACGCGTTGGCATCCAACTATCTGCTGTGTGATCTGAAGATACGATCATGGAGTGGAAAGGCAACCGACAATAACGCCACCAGGGAGGTGATCGAAAACAAACAGGCCGCCAAGGACTCGGGCGCCTTCATGAAGAACCTGATGGCCTCAGCCGGCGAAGAGCTGAAGGTTGTTCACCAGCACGCAGCAACCCTCCGGCACTTCGTGTATTCCCGCACACTGCCGTGGTGCTCCAACGGAGAAGGCACACAGCGCGGCGCCCGCCTTCTGGCAAGTTCCGCTGCGATGGATTTTCTGCAGGAGTTCAAAGTCTACAAACAGCAGTATGACGATGCTGTGCGAGCCCTGGTCGCGGTGTGGGATACGCGCGTGGGGGAGGCGATGAAGAACCTCGGGCAGCTCGCCGATGCATCGGACTATCCCAGCGCAACGGATCTTCCGAAGAAGTTCGCTGTATCCATCGACATGGAACCCCCGCATGCGATGACGGATTTCAGCCGCCTGAATGTTCCGGCAGCGCTGGCCACGGCGCTGGGCAACCGGCATATGGCTGTAGCGTCCCAACAGGTGACCAACGCGATGAACGAGATGCGTGACCGTATGCTCACCGAGCTGGAACGTATCCATACGCAGATGGCCAAGCATGCCAACGGTGAGAAGACCCGTCTGTATGAAAGTCTGATCACCAACATGCAGGGTCTGGTCCAGATGGCCAGGAACATGAACCTGACCAACAATCCCCGGCTCACGGAACTGGCCGAGAAGATCGAACTGAAGCTTCTGGCGAATCCCATCTCGGTGTATAAGGATGATCCGACCAAGGCGGCGGTGATGGCGGACAGTGCCCGGGAACTCGCCGTTGAAGCCACACTGGAGGAGATCTGGAAATGAAAATGTCATTCGTGTTCAAGCTCTGGGGGCTGATAACCCTGGCAATGCTGAACATGTGTCTGATGTATATACTCCGGCTGGTCGGGCTACGGAAGCTGTCAGGCTCAGTAGCTCGGCAGACAGCATGTCTCTGTTCTTACATAAGTGAGCAAAATCATGGCTGAGCGTTCCGCAGAATTGGTCGAGGCAGTCTCGGCAACCCTGGTCCAGCAGCCGTTCTTCGCGGTGCTGATGTGCGATATGTTGACGATCGAAGAATCCGAATCGATCGTGACAGATCCGAACCGTCCCAACCCCACAGCGTACACCGATGGGACCCGGCTCGTGTTCAATCCGAAGTTTCTCAAGAAGCTCACCGTCAAGGAGCGCATCTACGTGATCGCCCATGAGGTGTGTCACGTGATTTTCCAGCATCCCCAGCGGATGCGGATGTACGCGGACCTGGGCTACGGACCTGACCTGAATGACTTCAAGCCGGGCAAGTTCAACCGGGCAGCGGACTACATCATCAATGCCTACCTGAACGAGCTGAAGGTCGGCGACCAGCCTATGGACACCCTGCTCAACGGACAGATCAGCTCGGCTGATCTCGTAGACGAGGTCTACCTGAAGCTCCCCGACGAGCCCGAGGACAAGAACAACGGTTGGGATCACCATGAAGTGGCTGCGGATCCGAGCAAGCTGCCCGATAAGGGGACAATCCAGCGGGCAGTGGCTGCGGCGGCCGCCGCGCAGAAAGCCTCAGGAAGGATGCCAGCGGGCCTCCAGAGACTGGTCGATGAGATCCTTGAGCCGCAGGTGAACTGGGCGCAGCATCTGCGGTCTGCTATCGTGACGTTCGCAGGTAACAACGAGCAGACATGGTGCCGTCCGAACCGGCGCCGCATCGCAGTGGCTCCTCACGTGTACATGCCAGGACGGGCTGGGACGCGCTCTGAGGCGGTCTCCCTGGAGATCGACACTTCGGGCTCGATCTCTGACCACGAGCTGAATGTATTCCTCTCAGAGGCTCATGGGATCATGAGCGACGTGCAGCCCGAGAAGATCTACGCCGGCTATGTGGACTCGGCTCTGTTCAATGACGAGATCCACGAGATCGACGACGTGAACGGGGTGCTGGATCTGAAGTCCAAAGCGGGCGGCGGCGGCGGTACCGACATGACCATCATGCATCAGGAGCTGGTCAAGCGCGGGATCACCGTGGCCTACGAGATCATCCTCACGGATGGTGTGTGCAACTTCGGAACAGATACGGGAGTACCCACGATATGGTGCATAACCTCAGAAGGTATCACGGCCCCGTGGGGCGTCTCGGTCCACGTGAAAATACCCGAGCGGAAGTGAGGCCCAGGCCGTGGGGCGCAGTCGATCTTGCCCTGCCGGAGACTTCTGGGCCAGCATACCCATACTGCACCTGCGGCGCAGCGGCGGCTCAACCGTGCCCTACATTTGTCCTGATAGGCGGTACGGATATCTGTGTGCATGTTGCAGGGTGTGAGGCACTGAGGCCCAGGCGGTTCGAGATTGTTGCGAATCCTACGCCGGCAATGAAGCGCGGACAGATTCTTCTGTCATCAGGGCGGATCTGGGAACCGAAGCGGCGGCCGGAGAGATACAACCGCCGAGCCCGCCAGAGCGCGACAAACTACAGGCTGGTATTGCAGTTCTATTTTCAGCGGCCGATCAACCTCAAACTGTGGAAGCGTATCAAGGCGCCGCGCGGCTGGCGGAAGTGCCCGACCAGTGCGCACGGACAGCAGAAATACTATGGCGTCCGGTTCATGTGCCGTGATATGAAGTATAAGCTGGCACCGGAAGAGATCGAGACGTTGCGGGCCAAACTGTACATGTCACTGGAGGCAGTGTTTTGAACACATCGAAGAATGAGAATGTGTTTGTTCCGAAGATGTGGGCTGACAGCATCGCCAAGAGCATGCAACACCAGAGCATTCTGTCAGCACAGATGCGTCAACAAGCAGTGGCATCCCCTCCCTGGGAAGTATGGTTTGCGTGGTTCCCCGTACGTATTGTAGTCGTCGATCGCTACGAAAAAATTCACGATGAGGTTATCTATAACAGTCATACTGAATGGCACTGGCTGGTCCCGGTTGCCCGGCGACCTTACCGGAAGCTGCGTTTCCTGATGAAGCGCCGATCGTGGCCGTTCTTTCAGCCTTATAACTATGGGCCGGCGACCAATGCGCTGACACAGCCCAGAGTGAATTTCGACTGATGATACTTAATCTGTCCAGCTATGCTGACTACGTTGACATCCAATTGCCAAGGGCTTTAAATTGGGAAGCTTATCGGCATTTCGTTCCACCCGCTGGATGGTACAGGCGTAGATTGAACTCGCATCTGGTGCGGTTCTGGCGAAAGCCCGGAGCAGTACTCCTGTCGCGTGAGCGTTGGCAGGAAGTCGAAACCATGTTGCTGTTGGTGACAGAATAGTATGACTGCGAAACTGATCCCGCTGACGCTCGACTTCGAGACTTATTACAGCACGCGGGATTACACGCTGAGCAAGCTGACGACTTCCCAGTATGTACTGGATCCCAGGTTCGAGACCATCGGGGTCAGCCTCGGACTGGGTGCCGTGTTGCCGGTGTGGTTCTCCGGTTCCCATGACTATGTCAAGCGAGTGTTGAGCAACATCCCCTGGGATAAGACACTGCTCATCGCGCACAACGCGATCTTCGATGGATCGATACTGGAATGGATCTTCGGCTTCAAACCCGCGAAGTACTTCTGCACGATGATGGGAAGCCGTCCGTTTGTTGCTCCGTATACGGGCCGGATGTCGCTCGGCTCGGTGGCGAAGTTCCTGAACGTCGGCGAGAAAGGGGATGAGGTAATCCGCGCCGATGGCAAACACCGCCAGGACTTCTCACCGGCCGAACTGGCTGAATACGGCAAGTATTGTTGTAACGATGTCGTGCTGACATGTCGGGCATACGAGCTGCTGGCACAATGGCTTCCCGAAGATGAGCAGGACCTGATCGACCAGACGATCAAGAAGTTCACACGGCCGGTGTTGAAGTTGGATCGCGCAGCGCTGCAGAAGCGTCGTGACGATATTGTGGTAGAACGGCAGCAGCTGCGGACGGATCTTGTCGAGTTGTTCGACAGTCAGAATCTGCTTCAGGGTGTGGAGCCGATCGAAAAGCCGGTGGTAGTCGAAACGATCATGCGATCCCGTGTCCAGTTCGCGCAGGTGCTGGAGAGCCAGGGAATCGTGATGCCCAAGAAGAAATCCAAGACCGCGAAGGATGAGTTCGGCCAGCCAAAAGAGACGCTGGCGATGTCCAAGACTGACGCTGAGTTCATGGACCTGTTGACCCACGACAACGAGGTTGTGCGTGAGCTGGTTGCAGCACGCCTCAAACTGTCATCCACGATGGAGGAGAGCCGCCTTGCGAGATTTGATGAGATCGCAGCACTGGATGTTAGTCGAGACACATTCCTACCCGTGCCACTGTTATATTACGGCGCGCATCCCGGGCGCTTCTCTGGCCTCGACAAGATTAACCTCCAGAACTTACCACGTATCAGGTTCCTCGCTGACGGCAAGACTCCTGACCCTGATAGCGGATGGCTCCGTAGGAGCATCGTTGCGCCGGAAGGTTGTGTCATTGTTGCAGGAGACCTCTCGCAGATCGAAGCCCGCATCGTCGCGACGCTCGCGGGATGTTACGACCTCGTCAGGCAGTTCGCGAGCAAACAGGACACGTACGGTATCTTCGCGACGCGCGTCTACGGGCGCCCGATCGACAAGAAGAACGACCCGGTAGAACGGTTCGTCGGCAAGACCTGTATTCTCGGGCTCGGCTACGGGATGGGCTGGGTGAAGTTTCTTCTGCAGATGTTGCTTGCCAAGGTCAAAGGCATGACGCCTGAGCAGGCGAAGCGCATCGTGTATCTGTACCGGGAGACGTATCGGGAGATCCCCCAGCTGTGGAAAGTACTGGAGGACTATCTCGGCAAGTGTGTTGATCCCCAGGCCATGCTGACTTTCGGCCCCCTGACTTTCCTGCATGAACGGATCGTGCTCCCCAATGGTATGCCGTTGATTTACCCGGGGTTAAAGCCGGCCAAGCTGGGGGGTATGGAGTTCACCAGCAAGCGGTCCAAAGAGGACGGAGCGACCAACAAGCTCTGGGGCGGCGTTGTCACGGAGAACGTGGTACAGGCACTCGCCCGTATCGTGATTTCCAGAGCAGAGCTGCGGCTGGCCCGGGCTGGACTGCGCGCAGCGTTGCAGGTACACGATGAACTGGTGTACTGCGTCCCGGAGAAACATGCGGAAAAAGTCAAGCGGGCTATTGAGATCGCGCTTAGAATGCCGGTAGACTTCCTGCCCAGGTTACCGGTGGACTGTGAAGTGGGCATCGGTAAATCATACGCGGAGTGCAAATGATCGAACTAACCAAGTGGCTCTGTCAGTTCTTCTTCGACAACTACGTGCATTGGGCTGGGCTTGTGATTCTGTGCATCGCCATCTTCCCCGTATGGAGCTTCAAAGGTCGCACGATCATCCGCAGGGATGACGAATGAGCGATCTGTCAATTCATCACACCGGGAATCTGCCCTGGTTGGCGGAGGACATCCGCGCAATCGTCAATATGGCTCCTCCTGACATCAGTGTTGCCCAGACAGACATGGGGTCCTACAGAATCACCCGGCGGTATACCAGTCAAAGAGGCTTCGTCGAGGCTGTTCGATTCCTGAACAAAGCTGCTCCTCCAGAAATGTGGCTGGAAGCCTTCGCGGATCTATACCATGACTAACCTCATCGCCTGGAGTTTCTCCCGCCTCGAATCCTTCGAGACCTGTCCCAAGAAGCATTGGCACATCTCCGTCCGCAAGGATGTTGTAGACCCGCCGAACGAGCACACGATCTACGGCGACGAGACGCATAAGTCGTTTGCCAAGTTCCTGACCAAGGGCACGCCGCTTCCCATCTCGATCCGGCACTACACGCCACTGCTCTCGAAGTTCAGGAACGCTCCGGGCGAGCATATCGTAGAGCAACAGGTCGCGATCAACGCAAATTATGCGCAGACCGGTTGGTTTGACAAGGACGTATACCTGCGTGTGATCTCGGACCTCACCATCATGGTGCCGCCCCGGGCGATCATGATTGACTGGAAAACCGGGAAGCCCAAGAAAGATTTCACGCAGCTGCGTGTTGCTGCTGCGACGATGTTCATGATCGCACCCGAGCTGGAGACCATCTCCATGTCATTTGTGTGGCTCAAGAACAAAACAGTTGACACTGACACGATGACGCGCGACGAGATGCCCGATGTGTGGGCAGCGCTGCATCCGCGCCTCGTGGCGTATCAGGCTGCGTTTGACAACGAAGCGTTCCCAGCCCGCCAGGGATTCCATTGTCGGTACTGCCCTGTGAAGGCGTGCCCCTACAACGAGAAGAAATGATGAACGAGTACATACGCAAGCTTGCAGATGAGCAGTCGCGTATCAGGCTCGCGAAAAGAAAAGCGCTGATAAAGAAGGCGACCAGTTTGAAGCGCACACCCTCACGTGGTGAGGAGAGAAAGAAGCAGACAGACGAGATCGCTGACTTCCTGAAGCGCAACCCCAAAGGTTGCTGGTCCTAATCTACGAGAAACAACATGGTCACAAACCCGCAAACAGTCTCCTGGGCCAACGCAACCCAGGCCACAGATCAGAACGGCAACATCGTTTCGTGGAATGCCACGTCCGATATGGCCGGTGTCGAGATCGCATTCGATGGGCAGGCAGCTGTGTCTGTACCCGCATCGTCCGCGATCACGTCAGTGACATTGAAGAGCGTCGCAGGATACTCTGCGCTCCCGGCCGGTCAGCACACGTTGACAGTGTCCGATGTCACCAAGGAGGGTGCTGTATCCGCTCCGTCCCAGACGGTCACGTTTCTCATTGCGCTGGTCCCCATGGCTCCGACGAATATTCAGCTGGCTTGAGGGACTGTTCAACAGAACCGGCACGATCGAGAAGCTGTCGAGGCTGACATGAAGAAACGCCCACCGGTCAAACGACGGATACGTGTCACAAAGACGCGGCAGTTGTATGACACGACATGGATACCGGTGGGCGAGTACGAAGTTGACATCTGCTGCGGCTGTGGTTTGAAACATCGTGTAGTGTACCGGTGGAACCAGCGGCGACGACGGTTGGAGGAACGGTGGATTGTTTTGAACAAGCCTAAAGTATCCGTTCCACACAAGAGACCACGATGAAAGCCAACACCAAGCCCAAGACGCTCGCCGATTGGCGGGCAAACAATGTCGAAGAAGTGATTGTTCCGAACAAGATCAAGGCCCGCTTCGCAGCGATGCTGAAGATCGGTCCGGAAGAGTACGATACCAACGCGGACTTCGCTAACGCGGCGGGAATCGCGGTCAACAAACTCAAGGACTACCGCGAACAGTTCAAGCAGCACGTTGTCTACTCGAAGCTGGGTGGGCGCGAGGGGACTGTGTACTGGTTCGCTGACCCGAAGGTGGCTGAGAAAGCGCGCGGGGGTAAGGCATCATGAGCAAGACACTCAACGACTGGAAAGTCAAAGCCGACCCAAAAACCGTCATCGGCAAGTTGAAAGACGAACTGAAGGATGCACGCACTGAGGCGGATATCTCAGGACAGATCCGTGAATGGATCGGTACTGCCAAGCTCGGGATCTCCGAGTTGGATCCGCCGAAGTGGATGACTCAGGCGAAGGAAGCCAAGTCACCGGGCACGCCGCATCTGACATTGTCAGACCTGCACTGGGGCGAGCATGTCGATCCGAAGCAGATGGACGGTATCAACTCGTTCAACCTCGCGATTGCCCGGCGTCGGCTGCGTACCGTCGTGGAGAGCACTGTAGCACTGGCGCGGGTACTCGATCCCCAGATGCGGTACCCCGGCATCATCTGTGCACTCGGTGGCGACATGATCTCGGGTGATATCCACGAGGAGCTTGCCCGGACCAACGAGCTGGAAAGCATCCCCACTGTACTGGATCTGTACAAGCATCTTGTCCCGGCGATCGGACTGCTGGCTGATGCATTCGGTGCTGTTGTGTTACCATGTGTGACAGGTAACCACGACCGCAACGGCAAGAAGATCCAGGCGAAGAACCGTCATCACACCAGTTACAGCTGGATGCTGTATCAGTTTCTGGCGGAGCGCTTCGCAGAAGACAAGCGCGTCACGTTCTATGTTCCCGATGGATCCGACGCCCGGTACCGCTCCTATGATCTGCGTTATCTGCTAACACATGGTGACCAGTTCAAGGCCGGTGACTCGATCATCGGACCCATCGGGCCGATCCTGCGTGGTGAGCAGAAGAAGCTCGCAGCCCGCCAAGCGGTCGGGCAGGACTACGATGTCATGGTGTTCGGGCACTGGCATCGCCGGCTGTTGGATTCCCGTCTGCGTGGTAACGCGTCACTCAAGGGGCATGACGAGTGGACCATGCAGAACAACTTCAAGCCCGAGCCCCCCTCTCAGAATTTCTGGATCACGCACCCGGATCATGGAATCATCTGGGACACGCCCGTGTACTGCGAAGCGCGTACCAAGATGTCGAAGACTGCATGGGTGTCCATCCCAAAGAAGGTAACCAGCACATGAGCCCTGTTATTGTTATGATTGTGTTTATCCTCCACGGTAAGACGATCGGCGCCAAGCTCGTCGGGTCGGTGAATACCGTGGCGGATTGTCAGACAGCTGCGGCGAAGATCATCGCTGACAAAGATGGCCAAGAACCGACTGGGCCGGACGGACTACAAGCGACGCCGTTCCCGGTGTGTATCGATACGCACCCGATGATCGCGACTCTGGCCGACAGCCCGAGAGTTGCGTCATGAGCGTAGAAAATCCACGGAACGAGCTGGTGCCGGATGACGGACCACCGGAATACAACCCCGCCGAAGTGTTGCCGACAGCCGCTGAGCACTACAAGGCCAACGAGGCTGAGCTGTACATCGAGACTGCAGGGGGCAAGAAGTTCTACATCGACCGGCCCGAGTTCGATATCAGCGACATCATCCATGCCCTGGCGCATCAGTGCCGGTACACCGGTCACAGCAAGGCGTTCTATTCTGTGGCCGAACATTCATTGTTGGTTTCGCGGATCGTCGAAGACCTGGGCCTGGGTGATCCTTTCGAGGGTCTGATGCATGACGCGGCTGAGGCGTATCTGTCGGACATCGCCGCTCCCTGGAAGGCATTGCTGCCCGACTACAAGAAGCTCGAAGCCCGCATCGAGGCTCCGTTGCGTGAGTGGGCCGGGGTTCCTGCAGTGATGTCTGAAGGCATCAAGCGCGCGGATTGGCTGGCCCTGTTCATAGAGGCCAAGATACTGATGCCGAGTCAGGCGGCTGAGTGGATCGCTCCCGAAGGAATCAAAGAGCAGGCGGCGGATCTGCACTACGAGATCCGATGTTTTCTTCCGCACTTCGCGAAGATACAGTTCAAACATCGCTACAATGATCTCGCTACTCGATCTCGTTAACGCGACATTCGAGACGTTCGGCGCGTGGGCCGCCTGGATGAATGTCAGGCAGCTCCGGCGTGACAGGGAAGTCAAAGGCGTTATCTGGCAATTCACAGTCGTGTACCAGCTGTGGGGTGTCTGGAATATCTGGTACTACTACGGTCTGCAGCAGTGGTTCTCGTGGACAGCTGGTATGGTGCTGTTTGCGGGGAACACGGCCTGGATCATAACAATGGCGAGAATTTTACGTGAGCGCTCTAGCAAAAATTGATCTCAGTTGCATCTGGTGCGGTGTCGAGCGTACTTCGCAAGAGATTATGGATGGTGGATGCAACAACTGCGGCAATTCGCAGTCAGGCATTGAGGAGCTTCAAGAGATGGCTACCAAAAGAAGATGTGACAAGTGTTTCGGCCCGACCGAGTTAACGGGCAATCTGTGTTTCTGCGCGGATCAGAACTGCTACTATCATTTACGTTCGCTTGATGGGAACGCGACGCGGAGCATGGGCGGAGTAACTCTGCATCGCTTCGCGCCAGTCAAGAGTGGCGGTCACGTCGGGCTTCCCGATGATGACGCAGCCCGTAAGGCATTGCCGATCTTCGACGGCGTACTGATGTACTTCCCGGATGCCATCGCTGCCATTGCTGAAGTCTCCCGGATCGGCAACGAGCAACACAACTCGGGCGAGCCGCTGCACTGGGCTCGCGGCAAGTCCATGGACCAATATAACACGGCGATCCGTCACATGATGGACCACCGCATGGGCAAGCGTTACAATGGAAAAGCCCGTCATCTGGCCAATGCAGCATGGCGGATACTCGCCGCGTTGCAACTGGACATTGAGGCTGAACGAGATGACACCCGAAGGAAGAGTCAAGACACTTGTAGACAAGCTACTGAACCTGCACCAAGCGTACTACCTGAAACCAGTGCAGAACGGGCTGGGTTCACCCGCGCTCGATTACCACGGAAGCCACAAGGGTCTGGCCTTCGTCATCGAAACAAAGGCTCCCGGAAAAGAACCCACCGATAGACAATGGGCCACGATGCGCCGGATCGCGAAGTCCGGTGCATCATGCTTCGTGATCGATGGGAAGGGTCCGGATCTGTTTGATCTGAAAGTGTGGCTTGAGCAACCTTGCACGAGCTACTGGTCTACAACAGTTCACAGGATATTTGACAATGAGCGACTGGCAGGCACATAGCGGAATGTCAATCGAGCAGCTCGAAAAATTTCTGGAGAAATTCGGGGACCAGCTTGACGACGTAACACGGACATCGATGCTCTCTGACTTGATGAAAGCAAAGGCAACTCCTCCACAGGAACCGTTTGATCCGTTTATCGCTGCGACGACAAGTGCAGTCAGCTGCACGTTTGACTGGAACAAAATGCCCGCTGACACGCAGACTTTCGGTGCATGGAGCAAACAGTATATCGAAGGCATGGACGCTATCAAGACAGTCATGGAGTTTCTCCAGGCGCAGGAAGGTATGGATCTCTTCAGTACCAACCGTGCGGCCAAGCAGCTCTATCAGGCGATCATCCGCACAGGTATCGAAAAAGTTATTCTCAACAGGTGAAGCATGAAACGAGTGATGGTTGATATCGAAACTCTCTCCACACGGAAAGACGCTGCTGTGCTGTCCATCGGCGCGGTTATGTTTGATGATACGCAGATCCTCGACTCTGCCGGGTACGCGATCGATATGCGCAAGATGACCGGCCACATTGACCCGAGCACAGTGAAATGGTGGCTGGAGCAGAGCGACACAGCCCGTGCGTACTCGTTCAGCGGGACTGAAAAA